ATTAAATCTTTGGAACCATACGTAGCTCCTGCGCCAGAACCTATACCTCAACCAGCACCAGAGCCTACGCCAGAGCCAACACCTACTCCTGCACCCACGCCTGAGCCAGTACAACCTGAGCAGTACGATCAAGACAATCAAGATGCTATAGATAAAATTGAACAAGAAGTAGCAGACGAGCAGTTTGACCAAGACAATCAAGATGCTATTGATAGGTATATACGGGAGTTAATACCTGAGCCTGTGGCATTACCAAGTCCAGATGATGACTTCGTGCCAACTAATGAAATTGAAGTTCCAGAAACGCCAACTACTCCTAAAACGCCTACATCGCCTAAAGCGCCAACTGCGCCGGGTAAAACCCCAACAATTTCTGCACCAGCCACTGCCGCAAAGCCAACTGCGCAACGATCAGCAGTGCAAGAGATGGTCCCCGCGCTTCTTGGTATGCCGCAGTTGGGTAACGTCTTTTATTACGGCAAAGACTTTAGCTCTCAGAAGCAGCGGCTGGACCCAAGTGGTCGGTTGATACAGGAAGAGTACGACCCGTTAAGTGTTACGCAAGCAGGCGCAGAATTACAGCTTGATAAAATAGCTGGAAGCAACGAAAATGACGTCCAAGCGTTAATTGAACAAATTATGGCAAGCAATGGTGGCAATATATCCCCCGAAGAACTTGCGCAGATCCTAGGACAAGGAGATATTTATGGGTGATGAAATTAATTGGGACGACTCGGGTTTTGATAGCAACGCTCTAGCTGAGCTTGACGCATATAACCGGAGCGTTGACTTTACAAACCCTATCTATAGCGATTATTCGCCCGTTGATGGCAGCGATACTGATAGTGGTCCCGGTGCTCCCGGCACTTCATATACTGGCGGCGACTACCCCGGCAATGATGGTAGCGGTGGTGGTATTAATTTTAGCGGTTCGGACATTGCAAAGTTCTTTGCTAACAACCCATCCCTTGCCGGCATTGCCAAAGTACTGGGCTCTGTTGGCGCAGGTAAGTTAGCCGACAAACTTTTTGATGTGCAAAAGGGCCCCGGTGGTTACAAAGGTGGTATCCCCACACTTACTGCATCCCGCCAAATGTTGCCCATCCCGACCACTATGCAAGACGCATCTGGTAGAACGGTGGCTCGCCGACCCGGTTCTGGCGGCATTAGCTATTTCAGCCCAATGCGGTATCTTAAGCCCGGAGAAACTGCTGAACCTATAGCGCAGTCAGCTCCGGCGGGTATTGCTAATTTACCAATTGGTAACTCTCTAGGTCCTATTCAACAACCGCAACAAAGCCCCGCGCAACGGGTGGCAGAAGGTGATGCGTTTTACCAGTCGCCTGAGTACAAAGACTTCCAGAAAAGCCAAGAAGGCATGATGGGTACGATGGATATGTACGATTCCCCATACTTTGGGTCGGTTGGTTCTGGTTCGGCAGGTCGTGCTATGGATGCGGCGTATGAAAAATACAAAGGCATTGCGCCACGCCAAAACCAAATGAGTTCAATGCCGTTTGATCTTTCTGCGCCAATGCAAGAGTATCAAGCATTTGCCGCTGGCGGCATTGCTAATTTAGGTGGCTACTCCGATGGTGGCCGACTACTTCGTGGCCCCGGTGATGGCGTGTCTGACAGCATCCCAGCTATGATCGGCAAAAAGCAACCTGCTCGGTTAGCCGACGGTGAATTTGTAATCCCAGCACGTATTGTTTCTGAACTGGGCAATGGCTCAACAGAGGCTGGTGCGCGTAAACTATACGCAATGATGGACAGAATTAAAAAGGCTCGCAGCAAGGCCAAGAACATTGCCGCCGACACTAAAGCAGACAAGCACTTACCCGCTTAAGGAACGACTATGGCTACTACAGCAAATATGGCAAACACTGGCGGTACTGGGGCTTCAGCGCTACCCGCAGCTGGTGGTACTTCAGAATCCACTGTCTCTAGCTGGGCTGGACCGTATGTAACTAATATGCTTGGTAGAGCCCAAGCTGTTGCCGACGAACCATACCAAGTCTACGGCGGCCCAATGACGGCTGGCGAGTCGGGTTTGCAAAGCAAGGTATTCCAAGGTTTGGGTAACTTGTCATTCCCCGGCAATTTGGGTCAGAGCTTTAGTTCAACTGGCGCATATCAAGCACCTAACTTAAACATGGGCGCATATAACACGCAGCCTATTGGTACTGGTCAACAACCCGCTAGTGGTATCGCTGGACTTCCGCAAGCGCCTCAACAACCTCAACAGCCCCAAGGCATTGCTTCGCAGTACATGAATCCGTATTTGCAGGCTGTGCTTGACCCCCAGATGGCTGAACTGCGTCGTCAAAACGACATTACCAATATGCAAGCTAACGCTAAGTTAACTGGCGCTGGCGCGTACGGCGGTGGTCGTCAGGCAATTATGAATGCGGAAAACAATCGCAATCTAATGCAAGAGATGAACAAAACCGTTGGTCAAGGTTACGCAAGTGCGTATGACAAAGGCATGGGTCAATTTAATATTGAGCAAGGTCAAGCTAAAGACTTGGTCAACATGTTGGCGAATGCTGGCGGACAACAACGTGGCATCGAGCAAGAAGGTATCACTGCGGACTACAATGAGTTCTTGGCGCAACGCGATGACCCAATGAAGAAAACCCAGTATTTGCAATCTATGTTGCAAGGCATACCGTATCAGACTATTACTAATAGCCCACTGCCTAAGTCTGGTATGGGTCAGTTGACTGAGATTGTTGGCAGCCTGCCCGGGTTGGAAGAAAATCTTAAAAACCTTGGCATTATTCCTAAATAAAAGGTAGCGGTATGAACTTACTTGAAGTACAAGATAGGCTTAACAAACTGCCACCTCGGCCCGAGTCTATTCAATATTTGACGGCGGCTTCCCACGGCCAAAACCCCCAAGTGCCCCCTTATATGGCACTTGCTCGTATTAGCGAGATCAATAAGCAAATGCAGACGGCGCAGAATAAGCCGCAGCCCCCTGCCGAGCCTTTGAATCAGAGCCTACCTAAACAAGCTATGCAAAACATGGGCATCGGCGCGTTACCGCAGGGTGCTCCACAGGGTATGCCACAAGGCGCTCCACAGGGTATGCCCCAAGGTGCCCCTCAACAAGCTCCCGCACAGGGCGCTCCGCAGCAAGCTCCCCAAGCCCCTCAAGCTATGGCCGAAGGCGGTTTGGCTGGTCTGCCAGTTGACCCTCGCATGTTTGAGTACGGCTCAGGCGGCGTTATTGCGTTTGCTAATCCAGAAGGTAAGCAGGATGTTGAAGACCCTGATGCAGAAGAAGATGACGACGAAGAAGATGCGGATGTTGAGGTAGGTGCTGGAGCAGAAGCAAGTGCAAACTATGATCCCGTTGCCGCGCTTGAAAAGCTAAAACCCCAAATTGCAGCCGCAATGAAACAAGGTGTTCGCCCCGTGCGTTCAAGAGCCGCGATTGAAGCTGAGTTACGCAGTGCTAAAGACTACGGCGTGGATGAAGGCCCAATTGGTCAGAAGTACCTTGAGGGTCTAGGTGCGCTGGAAGAAGCTAAAGCTAATGAGCGCGGCATACAGGGTGGTGATATTGACATACGCAAGAAGCTTGCCGCTTCTAAAGGTCTTCTTGACTGGAGCGATGCTTCTCGTGGGCAAACAGGCATGGGCGGCGTTGGTGCGTTAGGTCGTAACTACATTAGCTCTACTGAACGATTCATGAAGGAAGAGCAAGCCCTGCGCGAAGAAGCGATTAAAGATCAGTCGTTGATAAACGAGGCGCAGTACAAAGTCCAAGCCTTGCGTCAAGCACAGCGATCAGGTGATGTTAAGGCCGAGCAGAAAGCCGACGTTGATCTGGCTAAGATTGCTAAAGACTTGGGCGTGTCTAAGAACAAACTTATTCAAGCTGCTATTACTGGCAACCTTGGTGTTATTGGTAAGCAAGTCATGGCTAAGGCTCAGGTCGATGCTGCAAAAGAAAGAGCCAAAGGTAAAGGCGCTGGCGGTGCAAAGAAACCCACTGATCTAGTAGAATCGTACCAAATTGAATTAGCCGCGCTGTTGGCTGCCGGTGAACCCGAGGATGCGTTGACACGTAAAAAAGCCATGAATGCAGCGCAGCGCAACTTAAGTAAATCGGCTGGTAGCGAACGTGCGGATGTAACTAGAATCAAAGAAGCTAACGCAGAATTTTCAGAACGTCTTTTGTATGACAGAGAAGCTAGAAAACTTAAGTCTGATCCGGAAAAATACAAAGCACGAGTAGAAGCAATCCGTAGACAGGTTGAAAAAGAATTTGGTATTTTGCCAACTACGGAAGTGCCGACAACTACAACCCCTGCCCCTGCTGCTACTCCAGCCCCCGCTCCCGCCGCCCCTGTCGCTGGACCTATCACTCCTGAAGCATTTCAGGCAAAATGGGCTAAACTAAAACCCGGCCAAAAATTAGTTGGGCCAGACGGCGTTGAGTACACTAAAAAATAAAGGTTGATTATGGCTTGGACTCCTCCTAGCGATGCTGTAGAAACGCAAGCATCTTCTGGCACCGCGGGTTGGACTCCTCCAAGTGACGCTGTAAAGTTAGAGGCAGCTCCAGCCGCAGTCTGGACTCCTCCTACCGACGCAGTTAAAACCGCCCCCGCTGCCCCTGCTGGAGAACCTGACACTTACGACTACACACGCTTAACTACGCCCACAAAATATCAAAATGCGCCGACTAAAGACGGTGAAGCGCTGATATTTAATCTTAAAAAAGGGAAGATAGCCCCCAATATTGGCAACTCTTACTATGACAAAGAAGGCAATTTAAATACTCGCGGTGGGGCACAAACCGACGAATCTTGGATTGCTGAACGCAGGGCAAATGAAGCCGCCCCTGCTAGTACTTTTGCTCGGCCCGGTGATGTTGTAGCCCCCCGCCGAACAGAATTTACTCCACCTACGCAAGTTAAACCCGTAGACGGATTCCCAACTGCGGCTCCAGCCAAAGCAACACCGCCAGTTGATTTGGGGGCCAAACTCGCCGCACAAGAAGCCAAACGCGCTGAGTTTTCACCTCTTGAAGAGGCTAAGAAGGGTGTTGTCGGCGCGGCTACTGTTGGCATTCCAAGCTCTGTTGAACAGTTTAAGTTGGCTGGTAGCGCGGAAGTGTTGCAGAACACAATTCAGCAAATGCAATTGCTGGACAAAATTGATAAGGGTGAAATTACTTCTCCCCGCGATTTGCCGCGTGACCCACAAGTGCGTATGTACTACGCTTCTAACCCAGAGGTACGAGGTCGACTGCGTCAGTCAATCACTAACGATTTGGCTAATAACAAAGCATTTGTAAACGCTTCTCTTGGTTTGCTTGAGCAGTACAAACAAGAAGGTCAGAAATTTAAAGGTCGCCAAGAAAAAGTACTGGAGAGCGAAAGCGCCGCAGACTTTGGTAATTGGTTGGCTAAGAACGTTGGTGCTGGCGCTGCGTATGCTGTGCCTTCTATTATTGCCGCAGTGGTAGGAAAACAGCCGGGCTTGTTTGCGTTCAGTACAGGTATGGGTTACACCGAGGCAGTCGGTAACCGCCTTGACGCAATGGCCAAAGAACTCCAACAGTTGCCCCCAGAACAAAGAGCCGCTCGTGTAGCGCAAAGGGTGCAAGAATCTGATGACGTTAACTTGGCTATTGCTATCGCTTCCGGTGCTCTGGATGCGGTGTTAGGTCCAGCAGCTTCTGTTGCTAAACAAGGCATTAAAGGCTCGATCCAAGGTATGGGTCGTAAGGGCGCGGCCAAACAGGTAGTTAAAGAACTTCCTAAGCAAGCCGGTCAAGAATTTGTGGCGGGTAGCGGGCAAGAAGCCGCGCAGATTGCGGGTAAAGTTAAACTCGGTGAACGCGATAAATTTGCCACAGCTGAAACTGCTAGAGACATTTTTGAATCTGGCGCTTCGGAGGCTGCTGGTTCTTTAGGTACAACTGCTGGTTTAGGAGCCCTTCGCGTGGCCAGAACCCCCAGTGCTGCAGAGCCGGTTGAAGAAAAAGAAAAAGTTGAGCCGATTTTTGACGCCGATAAAGATCTTAAAAAAGCACCGGTACCACCTGCGCCCACTACGGTAGTTAAAGAAGCTGCACCTGCTGAAGTAACTCCAGTAGTACAACCTGCGCCTACCCCAGAGTTTGAAGCACTTGTAGAGAAGTACAAGAAGCGTGGCTACATGCCAGAAGATGCGGCTGTTTTGGCGCAAAACGAAATTGAAGAGTCTAAACCTAAGAAGGTTAGACCTGAAGGTGTACCTGACGTTGAGAAATGGACAGATGCTGCGCTAGCGAGTACGCTTAAATTGCAGCAATCAAAACCTGATACTGCCCCTACAATGGTTACTGCTGATACGCCCGTAGAACAGCGTTCAGCAAAAAACAAACCTTTGATTGAAGCCATTGAAGCGGAGATTGCTAACCGTGAGAAAAACAAAGGAGCAGCAAGTGTTACAGAATCTGTCAGTGAAGCAGGTGGAAAGAGCACTGCGTTATCTACACAATCAACCGACGACGTTTCCACCGCCGCAGGAACTAGAGACCTTGAACGAGATGGAATGGTTCTTACTAGACCGGATGCTACAGAGTCTGCTGAAGGAAAAGGAACTGAGTCCACTGCAGTAACGGATGCAGATGTAACGGACACCGTAAAGTATTTTGAAAAACGCGACGAGCTTCTTAAGCAACTTGATGCGGCAAGCGAAGAGAGCTCGGCTCTACTAGACAAACTACTTGAGCTAGATAGTGTTCGTGCGGCAGACGTTCTAGGCGCTGACGGCAAACCGTTGACTCTCGATGAAAACGGTAACTACGATTCAGACAAAGCCTATGAAGCTAGAAAAGCTTTAACAGCCGAGCGCAACAAAGCCTCAGCTAAGTTCGACGCCGTTATTAAACAACTTGATGAACTTGATGCCGCTAGAGAAGCGGCAAAGAAAACCACTACCGAAATTAAAGGAGCCGACGTTGGCACTGAGACCACTGAAACCGTCCAAACAACGCAAAAAGGACAAGCGGCATCAGCAGCCGGAACAGTAACCGGCAAGCCTCGTGGTCGGCCAAAGGCCGCAATCACTGAAGAGCAACGTGCGGAGAAAGAGAAAGCCCGTACCGAAAGCCGTGCTGAATATATGAAGGGCGAGCGTGCCCTGCCTAAACTCCAAGCCGATCTAGATAAAGCCAACGCGCCTATTGACGAGACTAACATCGCCGACGATGAAGGTTTAAAGAACGCAGAAAACGAAAAGCGTACGGCTAAGCGTGATGCTATTAACGCATTGCTGGACTTGGAAGCTAAACATCGTGGCACTGCCTTGGGTAAACGTGTCAAAGCCGCCCTTGCTGATCGCTCAAAGATTTCCCAAAAAGAACTTGATGACGTAGTAGCTGGGCGCAAATACAAGGCGCAAGAGCGCGTAAACAAAAGCTCTGCAAGTAGTGAAGAAGTTGAAGACGCAGATACGTCGTTTAATAAAGCAACCAATGCCTCGCAAGCTTTGGCAATTATTATTAAAAAGGGAACTGGCTTTCAAAAGTTCTTGGCTAAACGTCTTCGTCCGCTAGTGGCTGGCGTTAAATTTGTTGTAGTTGAAGAAACCGACCCGCTGCCAGAACAACTCTCTCGCCACCAAGAGGCATGGGGTAACGAAAACTCTCGCGCTCGTGGTGTTTATTTTGAGAATACGGCTACGGGTGAACGTGTTATTTTTGTGCGCGGTGCTAGTGCCGGTGGTTTTCAAGGCATTAATAACACCACAGTGCTACACGAAGCACTCCATGCTGCACTGCAAAAAAAGCTTGAGCTTGCGCTCCTTGCGGTTCAACGTGGATTCTCTGGTGACGCCAAGCTGGTACGTGCGTACAACGATCTGATTGCGGTCATGAACAACGCAAGGGACGAGTACAACCGCTTGTCCAACCTAGGCCAATTGCCTACGGATATTTACTACCTAAAGACCGTGTCTGGTGTGTTTAGCAATCCACACGAGTTTGTTTCCTACGGCATGACTGACCCCTTTTTCCAGAAGTTCTTAATGGGGGCTTATGGCTTTGAAGAAGAGACAGGTCTGTTTAACCGTTTTGTAGACGCGCTTCGTGAAATGCTTGGCATGGCTACTGACACCGTTAATGCATTGTCAGATTTAATTGTGGTTACCGATAAGCTTATGTCGGCCAAGTTGACTCCTACAATGCGGATGATTGTTAAGGCTGACAAAGCTAACGCAATCCGTGAAGGTCGTGGCGAAAAAGTTTCTGCGGCTAAAGCAAAGGCTAAGGCTAACGCTAAAAAGATTACCGCTGCCGAGAAAAAAATCCTGCGCAGCAAAGAAGCGCAAGAGGTCGTCAACGGTATTGACACCATGGTCAAACTGCGTGATCCACAGATTTTCTTGGACACCCTTGCGTCAATGTGGCAAGGGCTAAACGTAGCAAAACTAAAAGCGTTGATGCCTGCTATCCAAACCAACGTCTTGGTTGAGTGGGGCACTAACCTTGGTATTACGCACATGGACAAGACATGGCGTGCCATGCAAGACATGGGTGCTATGCGTATGAAGATGCTTGGTGGCGCTTCAGATGTAGTAACCAAATGGTTGAATGTTCAGCCCGGCATGTACGGTAAGCTCGTTAAAGGCAAGAAGAATGAACTTGCTGAGTTGTCTGCTGTAATGCACTACGCCACAGACAAGAGCATTGACCCTGCTACAAATAAAAAAGACGCTACGCTTAACAAGATGTGGGACGGCTTGAGCGACAAAGCCAAGGAGATCTACGTCGATGTGCGTGACTATTACAAGTCTAACTTTGATTTGTACCGTCTTTTGCTAAACAACCGCATTGATGCGATGAAGATTCCCGGTGATGCCGCTAACCCCGACACACCCAAGGGCAAGCTAATGGCTGAGATTAAGAAGATGTACGAGACAGCAAAGGGCTTGTCTCCATACTTCCCATTGATGCGTTACGGTGACTACTGGTTGCGTGTGGGCTCTGGCAAGAAAAAAGAGTTCTACATGTTTGAAAGCGTAGTCGACCGCGAGATGTTTATGCGTCAGCGCGTTCGTGATCTGCAGGCTGAAGGTGATACCCGTAGCTTGGAAGAGATGAAAGCCGATGAAGACATTGAGACCGGTAATGACTTAAAAGGTTTGCGCGACAAGAGCACGGCTAACGACACTGCGCCGTTACTTAAACAAATCTTTGAGCTGATCGGCGAAGGCATTAGCGAAACCGATGCCGAGACGCTTAAGGATCAAATCTATCAGTTGTACTTGACCACAATGCCGGAGCAAAGTTTCCGTCGTCAGTTCATTCACCGCAAGGGTACGGCTGGTTTTTCTGGTGACGCACTGCGCAACTTCATCACGTCTTCCACCAACATGGCCAATCAGCTTGCACGCTTAAAGTACGGCCCAATAATGCTTCGTGAAGTTGATGCGGCTAAAGAAAGTCTTAAGGGCAATCCCGAGAAAGACAAGTTGGAAATGCTTGTTAACGAATTGGGCGAACGTGTACAGATGGAAGTCTACCCACCTGCTGTAGATTCCGTAGCGCAAGGAGCGGCTAACTTTGCAAACAAGTCGGCGTTCTTGTACTTCATGACCTCGGTTAAGACTGCGGTTGTTCAGTTCTCTTCACTGCCTATATTTGGCGCACCTGTCCTTATATCTCGCCACAACCCTGCTCAAGTAGCCGCCGAGATGGGCAAGATGATGTTGGTCTTTAACGATGTTGGCGTTATTGATAAAGACGGTAAGTTTAGTCAGCTCTCGTTGGCTAACTCTCGTCGCGTTAAGATGAACGCAGAAGAGCAACGGGCTATTGAAGCAATGACAGATCGTGGTGTCAGTGAGATCACGATGGCTTACGACTTGATGGATCGTCGTAGTACTCCCTCGGCTAAATACTCAGGTGCATGGAAGTCTGCAACTAACATGATGGGTGGTTTGTTCCATCACGTTGAGCGTTTAAATCGTGAAGTCATGTTCATGACCTCGTTCCGTCTGAGCCGCAAGCCCGGGCCAAATCAGTTGTCGTTTGATGATGCCGTCGACCAAGCGGTTAAGGATACTTACGATGCGCTTGGCAACTTCTCTGAACAGAACCGTGCGCGTATGATGCGTGGGCCTCTTGGCCGTACGCTGCTGCAGTTCAAGACTTTCCCTCTTTTCGTAACCACATACTTGGCTCGTAATGGCTATCGTGCTATGGCCGGTATGGATGCGGCGGCTAAGAAGGAAGCGGCAACTCAGTTGTTTGGCACTTTGTTTATGTCGGGCCTGCTTGCTGGTTATGTCGGTATCCCCGGAATTAGCGCGGCTATGGGCGCTGTCCAAGGCATTATCAACGCAATGCGCGACGAAGAAGATGACGACCCATTAGAAGAGCGTGACCTTGAGTTTTGGTTCCGCAGTGTGTTTGTTCCTAACTTCTTTGGTGAAGCTGAAATTGGTGGGCATAAAATCAGCGAGATTATTGACTCTGGTTTGATTGACACTATTTCGGGCTACAACATGTCTAACAGCTTGGCAATGAACAACATGTGGATGCCTGAGTTGAAAGAACAACGCCATCTTGAAGACACTGTGCAGGAATATGCAATGTCATTAGCGGGGCCGTTCGCTAGTTTGGCGATAAATCAAATACCTTCCGCTATTCGTTTACTGCAGGAAGGCAAAACCATGCAAGGTTTAGAACGACTACTTCCAGCGTTCTTCCGCCAACCATTGACTGCGGTTCGGTATAGCAAAGAAGGTGCGACAACAAGCACCGGAGCTGTTATCAGAGAGCCCGAAGAATTTACCAAAGCGCAACTACTTGCTCAAGCAGCCGGTGCGCGTACTACGGGTCTTGCCTCTGCGCAAGAAGCCAACTTTAAAGCCAACGCGCTAAAAGCAAAGGTGACCCTTGAGAAAGGCAAACTTGTTAATCGTGTCGACCTAGAAGCTATGCGGGGTAGCGATGAAGAGTTTGATGCCGCGCTAGAAAAGCTAATTGCGTTTGGTGTGCGTAACCCGCAGGTTGCTGTTAAAGGTGAGCAGTTGTCTAAGATACTCAAAGGCCGCATGGAGAAACGTCTCAAAGCTGATCGTGGGTTTGATGTGGACAAGAAGTTCTACCCATACTTGGAAGAGTTGCTTGCACCATCCCGCGAGAAGCTTGAACGGGAAGCCGCGAAATAAAAAACCCCCGGGGATTAGCCGGGGGTAAAAGGAGGAGAACCAAAATCATGTCTGTCAGCAACTGCGCCGACAGTTCAGTTTAGCTCAAAGTCTCCACACTCGCAAACCTTTTATGCCGTCTTCTACAACTACTTTCGTAAGTAGTTCCATTTTTAGCCGGCGTGATACTCGACCAAGTTCCGCTTTAGCTTTTGCTGTATCAATGCAGGGTACAAAAAACGAGTACCCTTTACGGAACTTGGCCCAGTTGACCTCATAGTGAACTGTCTCGATCTTCATCGGTAGCTTCTATGTGAATAAAGTCGGCCTGAGAAGCATCAAACATCAATGCTCGCACTGCGGGGGACACAACCTTCATGCCCTTAGCCATGCGTTTGTTTACAGCTTCCTTAAATACATTAACTTCTTTCAGCTCTTTCAGTACATCTTTGTAGTTAATCTGGCGTTGAACGCAGAAGTCTTTGAATGACTTAGCGGCGATCCACAGCAACTTAGTGTCTGGCTCGTAGCGTATGAACAACTCGCCTCGTGGCTCCATAGTCGGCATTGGAATCATATTGCTTCGTGCATCGTTCTCACCGTTCACAACCAAAGCGTGGTTCATGTTGCCGTTGATGAATTCACCAAGGGTAGAGGCGGGGTTGCTGATTGGGGGTTTAATGTCTTCGCGCATCTCGCCGAGCATGCCAACCAACCATGCGTAGACTAGCTTCATGTCGTAGTCGTGCAGTTGCAAGCTCTTGGCAATCAAGCCACCGGCAATGTTACAGGCGGCAACGGCTGACCAGAAGCGCTCACGCTGTGTGAATTTAACTTCCTTGTCGAGCTTGGCCTGAATCTGACGCACCAAATCTTTGGCTTCTTCCAAGTTATTGACGAGCCATTGAGCGTAGATTTCACCTGCGTGTCCGTAGTTTTCGCGCAGTTGGTGGTCAAACATTTGCTTGCCGACTTGCACGTCAATCAGGGCGTTGGGCTTGATCTCATACTCAAGTAGACGCATGGACTCACCATCGGGTGAATCTTTGGCCGCGCCAAGCTTTTGGTAGAAGCTAGCGTTCGAGGATGTTAGGGTAATCCCTTGCCAGCTAGTTAAGTTAACACGCTCTTCGTTAACCGAGCCGCGCATCTTGTTTTTGCCCCGACCCTGCGAAATGCTGTACGACAGGTCAGAGAACTCCATAGGGCTGGTGTTCGTAATCTCGTCGATTGTGTTGGGCAGGTTGTTCATCACGCCGAGTCTGTGCATCTTTGCGTTGAACGTATCTTTCCAGATCGAGGCGTTCTTAACTGGGTGACCCCACACGCTGTTGCACATAAACAACGCTGTCGACTTACCTGAGCCTGAGCTACTGTGAATCACGTTGATGATTGCACCTGACATGCCGGTGAACTTGAGCAGTGGGGAGCCAAATGCCGTCAGTGCCGCAAAAGCGTGAGGCTCGAGGCCGGGCTTTGCGTACATGTTGAACACTTCTTTCCACTTTTCAAAGTCACCCTGCTCGTTGAGGTGCTCGGCTACCGCCTTCGTAATGTGCGATGGGGGGCTGTAATACACACCATCCTTTGTAATTTCTCTGTCGCCAAGAATGAACTTGCTGTCGTTGTCGACCCAACCAAACTGCGTTCTCATAATATCTGCTCTCCTCATAACTTGTAAATTTTTAACTGCGGTAATCACATACACGCACATGAGGTCAACTTGCTTACTAAACAAGCCCACACCCTTGGCCGCTAATGCTTCTCGCAATTTATCTTTTGATGAAAGTACCCCAAGTGGGATTGCAAATTCTTTCATGCCGTCCATTGGTAGGTGCAATCGGAATAACAATGTCTCCCCAATATCAGGGTCGGTTAGCCGCTTGATGATGTACAGGTCGTGCTCATACACAAGCTCGGGATCCGCTTCATCATCAGCGGGTCTGCGGTAGATGCCGCCGTTCTTACCCCTGAAGAATGGGAATGGATACTCAGGTATGCGTACTGTCTCAACCTCACCGTCTTCAGCTTCAATTACAACGTCGTAATCTTCGTCTTCGGCTTCTTCGATCTCAACACCAAGCATGATTGGCGACTTGATCTTGCCCTTGTGCTTACATCCATCGCAACCACTGGGGTTGTGCTTCTCAAAGGTGGCGCAGTGATGCGGTCCGCCCGTGCGTTGCAAATCATCAACCTTGAACTCAGTCTTAAACCGGTCGTAGTCAGGGTGCTCCGCAGACATTTTGTGTACTGCAGAATCTCGGTCGACGCAAAAAGTTGCAATCGAAAGCGCTGAGCGCCATAAGTTGTAGTCGAGTGTGGCTTGATTTTCGTAGCAGTACAAGAGTTGGTTACAACCTTCCCCCTGCGCTGACTTCATCATTATTGTTTTGAATCGCTTGATCTTGTTCTGCATCACCGTTTCCATTAAAGGACTCATGGTGCGCGGAATAAAATCTGGCCGCTCTTCTTCCGGCTCTACGTCCGGTGCGCCGAGTAGCTCTTTCACTTGTGCGTAGGTCATACGCTGAGTGACTTCGTTAAGAACCGTTACTTCTACCGGTTCAGCTTTAAAGTTGTATGTGCCGGGGACACGCAGTACTCTGGATGCTTCAAATACAGCAGGGTCGACAATGAATCCTTGCTCAACGCACAACTCACGGAGGCGGCTTGCAAGGGGCTCCCAGTCTCGGCGAACTAAGGTCTCTTCAAGCAACCAGTATGCGTGGATGCCATAGCCTGAGCTAACCAAAATCGGTTGCGGTAACCCTACGTTTTTGCAAAACTTTTTGAGCTCGCTGAGGCCAGTGGCTTGGTCGATATAACCTTTGATTACCCCTTTTTCGTCGGGTACAGCCTTTGTGGGGCCGCAATCAATATCCATCCACAATGCGCGAACGAAAGCTACGTTGTCGTGTGTGCGAGTATTCAGTGGGCCATACGTGGCACAACCAAAAAACACATCGAACTTGTTGCTTACTAACGCCTCAATCTGCTCATCTACTTCTGCTCGTGTACTGTAAAACTTCTGATCTGGGTACTTCCCTAGCCCGAACACACAGTACCGACCCTTGTCAGGTAGTACAGCGTTTAACAGGTCAAATTGGGACATTTATTTATTTCAGTTGGTGGCGGGCTTTGATGTTAAGTATGTAGTCGCTGATCGCTTGATCGTAGGAATGAAAGGGGACAGAGTCCCCCTTAAACCAATTGTAGATAGTCATTCGGCTTACACCGAAGTGGTCTGCAATTTTGCTAACACTAATGTTTGCGCGGATACATACACGACCCAAGGCCACACCCAGAGACTTGATACTTGCTTTTTTATTTGCGTATACCAAGCTCTGGCTATAACCATAAGTCATATTTATTCCTCGTCACTCCAAGCCTTCACCACGGAATCCAAATCCTTCTTGGTCACAGGTGTAGGCGCAGTTTTGGCGGGGCGCTTGATTGGCTCGTCGATTGCTTCAACCTTTGCGGAGGCTTCTGCTTTAGCGGCGGGTGCTTCCAACTTAGCGGGCTTGCCAGACATGTCGGCTTGGTATGGTGTCATAACGACCATCTTCAGCACTTCAGGAGTGTTAGCCACTTTGCTAGTCACAGCGTACTGGGACTTGTTGATGTACTTAGTCGGCGTAAACAACACTGACTGATTGTCATTGTCTTCGTTGAAGCTGATCTGCGTCACAACATAGTCCAAGCTCTTGCCGTTGTTAGACAAATACTTGGAGTAGTTTTCAAACGTGTGCGTGTTATCGCCAACGCTTTCACCAAACAAAGACTTGGATGCCAAGTTCATTTGGTACACAGAACCTTCGAGTGATGTACCGAAGTCTTCTTCCAACACAAGCGCAATACGGCGTGAGTAGCGGCAAGCCTTAGAGTTACCTTGGCCTGAGCCTTTGATATTCTGTTGGCAGGTGTCACAACGATCTGCTTGGGGGTTGATTGAACCCGCATCAGGTGCGCGTCCATCATTAGAGAAGCAGTCAGGTGCAGTTGGCTCGGCATCAGGGCTCCACTGTTTTGCGTAGAAGATACGACCAACAGCAGGGGATGCGTTAACGATGATGGCACTTACGTTGCCTTTGACCTTGCCCATCTCTTCGCCGCCGACTGTCTTACGAAAAATGCCGTTCTTGGGCACAATGCGTTTGACACCGGACTTACCGGCGAGTTGTTTTGTGAGCTCGCTAACTCCTGCGGTTTGCAAGAATTCGGGGAGGTCTTCGTTGAGGATTGTAATGTTACTCATTTTCAGCTTTCTTTAGAACGTCTAACTACCACGGTGTATTCACTTTCGACATTTAACCCCTTCGGGTAAAGGTCAGGATTCTCAGCGAGAAAGTCTTTCATGTTTGTTTGATGAATTCGTTTCTCTAACAGGCCAAATGCTCCGGTCTCTTCGATGAAACCGTAGATTGAATCCCAATCGTTTGTCCAATACCGTGACTTAATTGAACGCATGATCGTGCCATGTGGGGTGCGAATGCTGTCGGCATTCATGTCTTTGCATACGTCGAGCATCTCTTGCGCTAAGACTTGCATTTGAGCTTCAAGGTCTTGATCTTCAGCTTCAAACATTTTCTTATTTGCAGATCGCTTGTCGCGTATTTTGATGTACAGCGCAGTCAGTTTGTCTAACGGCACTCTCTCTTGAACTTCTTCCATCTGATTCTCCTAATAAAAGTGTGAACAATGACGACTCACATAAAGCAGTGTATTTTTTAACGTCCCCCTCGGTTAAAGGGTGCGATGGCGCTAACCCAACGCTCGTCACTGCCACACAACTCAAATATAACACAACATTTGACAATGTCAAGGGGTGTCTAAAAATTCTTGTCGATAAAGATCAATTATTTTGTTATGGTTTGCTACGTTGTTGCGCAACAAAGAATATAAACGCTTCTCTGTTTGACTTCCGTGTATGTGTACGACAGTCATTGGATTGCGTTGGCCCGGTCTGTCGATGCGTGCGTTTGCTTGTAGATACGTCTCAACACTGGAGGTGGGAGCGTACCAAATAACAGTGTTAGCCGCAGTAAGTGTTAACCCGTGTGATGCCGCTTGCGGTTGGATGACAAGCACTCGTGGGTCAGGACGCCTTTGAAACTCTTGCACAATCTCTGCGCGTCTGTTAGCAGACACAGCTCCGTTAATGACATCGCATGTAATGCCATTCTTTACAAGGTACTTAGTTAGCAACTCAATCGTGTGCGTGAATGGAACGAACACCAACACCTTATGGCTTGACTCGTCGATCACTTCCTTGATTACCTTGAGGCGGTCGGTCACATCGAACTCAATCACTTCGCCGCTGTCAGAGTACACTGCGCCGCCTGAAATCTGTAAGAGCTTGTTGAGCTTTACTGCGGCGTTAATAGCCGTAATCTCTTCTCCTCCTGCCTCGATTAGCATCTGCTTCTTGAGTATGGCGTAGTACTTTAACTGCTGCGGTGAAAGCGGAGCCTCTCGGTCAACAAACGTAAGCTCGGGCAAATCCAAACACTGCGCTTTCTCAAACCGAATAGCGGGTTGAAGAGCCTTATGTACTGTGGCTTCCGATGTGGGTTTGGGTATCCAACGATAGTCGCTGATCTTGTGCATGACTGAGTCGCGGAACTGACCGAAGAAAGCAGGTACACCCTTGGGGTTCACAAGCTTTGCTAATCCGTAAGCATCCACAGGCGACTGAGCCGCCGGCGTTCCCGTCAACATCCACAGACCTTTAACCACTTTGGTAATGTCCCGCATGGTTTTCCATCTGTCAGTCTGCGCGTTCTTATACGCGGACGCTTCGTCAATCACGATGAGGTCAAAGCCACCCGCCATGATTTCTTTCTTAACAATCTCAACGCCAGCAAAGTTAATGATGACGAACTCGGCAAGCCCGTTAATAATTTGCTTGCGCTTCTCCCTGCCGCCATGCGCTACGGCTACTGTGCGGTGCAGTGCAAACTTAAACAGGTCTTCTTGCCATGCGGCCTTCATCACCGACAACGGGCAAACGATTAGCACTCGGCTAACCAATCCAACTTTCATTAGGTAGTCGACTGCCCAGATCACTGATGCAGTCTTACCCGTACCCTGCTCGTTGAAGCAGAAACTTTTGCGGTTGCCGATTAAGAATTCAGCAGTTGCCTTCTGATGCTCGAACGGGGTGAAGCCGTGGGGTCTCGGCCAATCGTACTCTGATAGGTTCATTTCTTCTTACGTTCTTTGGTGCTTACTTCGGTTACCAACTTGTGCTGAGAGTTGCGCTTGAATGAGCGGTTAGCTGTTGGGGATTGCACCTTCGTGCCGTCCTTGTTGGAGCCGCCCTTACTCAGAGCTTTAACGTGGGCAATGTCTTTACCTTCTCTGGAATCAGCAGTGCCATCGTTGTCCTTGTCGGGGTGCTTCTTGTCGTACTCGTTACGGGCACGTTGGCGTTCCATTCGTGCGGGCAACTCGCCACGGGCAACTTGCTGTTGGTATTCCTTTTTGTAGGGGCGGGGTTTGTTGACGTAAGGCATATCTATCCTTTGTTGTATTCACATTGTTTAACTGAACACCACTTGCACAGTGGGCCACTCTTGGGGTTCCATACCCCACTCATGAATGCACCTTCAAGTCGCTCAATATCGGGCAGTACTTTCTGTACATACACAGACTTCATTTTCGCATCATGTTCAGCTTTTACAAACTCTTTGCTGACTACGAACATAAGCGCAGACTTGACCCGCTCGATCTCGGGGTACTTGGCAAACAGGGCGGCGGCAATCAAATCAAGCTGACCCATGTCGGCATAGCGTGCGTTCTTACTTGTCTTGTAGTCGACTGAGTAGGCCAACTTTTTCTCGCGGTTCAGAATAACCAAGTCGGCAATCCCATGCCACCATACGCCCTCGGCTGAGAATTCACAGGGCTGTAAATCTTTGGTCAGACCAAGTTTGACCTCGCAATGCTTTTCCCCGGGGATGGCGTTTAGTCTATCTAGCGAAGACTTAACGTACGAAAACTTTTCTGGGATCGGCGTTCCGTCTCTTATGTATTCTTCAGCGGCAGTATGCATCTCTTTGCCATACAGCGTAGCGGTTGTGTCCCCCTCGATTACATCCTTGGCAACCTTGGTGTGATAGTACTTCTTAGGGCACTGCTGAAATGTTTTCAGGCTACTGAATGACCAAATTAACTGCTTCATATATCTTCCCTTGTGTACTTCTTCCAAATCTCTTTCGCGTCCATTTCCCAAATGTGGCCTACCAATTCCTTCAGCTCTTGGTACATATCGGGCTTCTCTGTCTTTAAATTCTCTACCCATGGCGCGTCTTGAAGCGCGGGTCTAAGTTCCCACCACAATTTGCGTTTCTTGGACGTCAAGAAACTTCCATTAGTAAAAGCCCGCTCCTGTATTTCTTTTTCTATTTCTTTTTCTCGCTCTTCTCTAGCTTCTTTCCATCTTTTTTGTATGTCACGAAGTTCTTTTTTCTTGTCTTCTGTTGTCTTATAGTAGTCTTCAGGCATCCAAATTTGTCTTAGTATTGCGCTACGCTCCGGCCTCTTCATTTTGCGTAATGCTTTGGCTTCAATCTGCCTGATACGCTCCCTAGTTACGCGGAACGCAACCCCAACTTCCTCTAGGGTGTAGTCGCTGTCCAACCCAATACCAAATCGCATCTGCAACACTTTAGCTTCCCTTGGCGTAAGAGTGTCTAACATTTCTTTAACATGCTCGGCTAACTGCGCCTTGCATAGCTCTTCATCAGGGTCGATAGTTGGTTCTTCCTCGTATGGTAGGCATGGGAACTCAGGCAACATTGAATCTTCTTTGCACCCATAATAGTAATAAACTTTGATAAGTTCTTGGCTTGCACCCGCAAGTGTGCCGTAGGGTATGGTATGCCCCTTGAATACTTTATTCTTCGGGCGGGAATCTTTTTTCATAGAACTCTTTGCGCTCGCTGTAACTCCACCGCTCCCACGAATAGTGCACTTCGGCAAACCGCCTGTGTGTATATTTCCATAATATACGGACGCCATTCTCAGCATGCTCCATAAGTCTTGCCGTGTCCGGCCTCGCAGTTAAGTGGCAACTCAAGCGCCCACTTGGGTCGCACCTTCATACACATCTCAACGTATTCTTGCGCGGTTTCAACCTCAGCCTTGGGTACGATGCACGCAATCGCGTCATGTACAGTCATCACCACTTTGTATTTCTTAGCAATCAGTAGCATCTGCTCGCCGATCACGATACGAGCTAACGCTTGGCACACGTTCTCGATTACCTTGCCGCCGTAGATTCGGTTCGGTATTGTGGCTTTGCCTTTCTTGGTGTCGTACACAAGTTCGGTCTTGCCCTCTTCCGTGCGTTTACGCAAGTTGGGGTAACGTAGCCACAATCCGTTTGGTAGGAGGATGCCGTCCTTGCCTTCGATCTTTAGCACCTTGTCCCTGCCCAGTCCCATCGCAGAGCCACGCAGTATTGCATCTAGCGCCGTACCCGCTTCTTTCCACAGTGCAGTAATTTTCGGGTAAGTAGCTCTATACGTATCAATGATTCGCTTCGCTTCCTCGCTCGATACTTCAACACCAAAATTTTTAAGTTGCATCTGAAACTTCGCAGACCCCATGCCGTAGCCTGCACCGAGAATCGTAGTTTTGCCGACGAATCGTTCGTCCTTGGTGATCTCAGAAATGGGTTTGTTGTAAATTGCCGTCGCCATGATTTTGTATACATCCTCGCCACGATCAAATGCCTCCACTAAGTCGTTCTGTTCCGCAAGCCATGCTAGCGTACGGGCTTCAATTTGTGATGAGTCTGAGTCGATCATCATGTACCCTTCAGGCGCGAAGATAGCGTGCTTCAGGGGTGAGTTGCGTGGAATGTTTTGAAGGTTGAGCTTGTCGTCACCACCCCAACGGCCTGTGTGAGCGGCGTAGTAGCGGAGGGGAACTGGCATAAGTCCTCGTTTGGCAATGCCAATAAACCTTTCGGTTCGCGTTTCCTCGATGGTCGACTTCGTGCCAAGGCGTGCGGCTACTAAGGCTTGCACTGCGGGGCTATCGTGTTCAAGTAATGCTTTAAACTCTTCGTCAGTCTTAGAGAATGCGTAAGTCTCTTTACCTGTTGCCGCGCTGATCTTCGTTGGCGGTGTAGCTCCTGCGGCTTGCAACATAATGGCAAACTTTTGATTGCTCATCATGTCCTCTTTAACATAGTCCCCCAATGCCATGGCCTTTAAATCCTGCACTGACTCCAAGTGGTCACCGAGTACTTGTAGGTCCAGCGCCAAAGACGGTTCTGTAAACATGCGTATGGTTAAGTCAATTAGCCGCAGCTCTACTTGTGGAAACCCTGCGCTCATATTGCCAAACAACTCCCATGTCAGGGCTACGTCGTTCTTGCAGTACTCGCCGTACCTTGCTAACTGCTCAGGCGAGAAGTCGATGCGTCTAAGTCCAAGGGCGTTCTCAACTTCCGTACCCTTCTCACCAATGCTGTAGTACTCTGCTAGTACCTTTAGACTGCCACCTACGTTAGTACCATGAAGGGCTCGACCCATTGACAGCGTGTCCAACCAACCCTTTGGTTTAATGTCGAAGTGCCAGTTTAAGATTGCCCCATCGAATATGGCATTGTGTGCTAGAGCCAATGAATTGGCCCAGTCGAATCGGCTAAGGTACATGGCGGTTTCAACCATCGTACCGCTGAACCATTCAGGCTTACCATCATCCACCTGCACTGATACACCTACCACATGGAACTGCGGGTCACGGATGTACTCTTCGGTTGTCTGCTTACCAAAGCCTACGTCCCTTGAATAGAACGTCTCGAAGTCAACTGTAATTATTTTCATTTTAAATTCTTTGCCATTTTGATGTGTATCTCAATATCGGCTAGGTTGGTCTCGTTGATGACCAAAGCCACACCGCCTGATTCGGTAATTTGTTTTAGGTTTTTATCTTGCAAGGCTGTCGTAGTGCCTTTGCCTGCCTTGGCTTCTATCGCTACAAAGTAGCCGTTCATACAGCAGAGAAAATCGGGGACGCCACTGCTTCCGTAGCCAGTACCAATCGGCATGGCGTAGTAAATGTTGTGGGCTTTAAGGATTGCCTTGATCTTTGCCTTGACCTTGGCTTCAGGTGTTTGTGCCATTACTTTTTCCACCCAATGAACGTAGTGCCCTTGTGTTGGAACATAGCGAGTGTTGGTTTGTTTTCGCAAGTCTCGCAAGAGAACTCAACGAGCAAAGCGCCTCGGCCTTGTGAGCTTGGGTCGTTCGTGGCTTCGGGGTCTACGCAGGCGGTAGTAATAGTACTGCCCATTATGTGCGTGACGCGAGTACGAGGTTCTGATTTATACGCGCCTGTTTTTACGTCCCATGTATGGGCATTGTTATCGGGGTTGAAGATCGAATAATCTTCTTGGTGCAAATTGTTGCCGCCACACTAGGGGCACTCGTCCAACGCATCTTCGTCTAACTTCAAAGGCTCTAAAAAAGTATTCATCATTAACTCCAGTTGTGTTTATGGAGTCAATATAACACGCTGTTTGACTTTGTCAATAGTACAGACGTAAAAAAACCGCCCGAAGGCGGTTGGGATATACCCTAACATTGTTAGGTCGTTTTACTTCAGCGCATTGATCTCGCGTGTCAGATACCACTGTGCTTTGCGCAAGTCTTCGAGCTTGTTGCCCTTGTGGTCGGCGCGGGTCAAGTACTTCACCACGTTGCCGATGTTGTAGTTGAGCTTCTTCGCTTCGATGAAGTCGATGGTCTCGATTCCACCTACCTTGTAATGGGCAGGGTGATTCACTGGGTCGGCTTTTGGCTCGAACATCTCGATCTGAACGGGCGTGTCTAAGAATGGGTGTACATCACGGCTACCATCTGCGGCTTGCATCAGGCGTTTGTTTTTGTACTCATCCACCAATCGCTTCAGGTTAGCTGATGCTTGCGTAACCTTACGTGGTCGGCCTAACTTCTTGGCTTTCTTCTTCGCGTTCCACATAACTGTGTATACGTACTGAAGCCCAACACCGATAGCCTCGGCTATCTCCTTTGGTTTAGCCTTGGGGTTCTTGGCTACATACGCACGTACCTGTTGTGCTTTGGTCACTTTTTTGGTTGCTAATTCGATCATGGTTTCACTCCTAATTGGTTATTAACGTACTCGGTAAGAACTTCTCTCATCTTGGCTTGCTTTGACATTGGATGGTTGGTGTCGAAATAATCCATCACCTCCTTCGGTAGTCGCAAGCTCGTGCAGGCTAAAGCGGGTTTCTTACCAAGCCCCCGCCCCTTGCGTTTCTTCTCTAACTTCAAATACTCAATTCCTGTGGTCAAAATGGTGCCTCTTCATAATCTGATTGTGGTTTCTTTGGTTTGGGGAATCGCTTTGGGTCGAGTCGTGTGAACGGCCACCACGCCATTAGCTCCTCCTGAGTCAGCACCTTGTTTGACAAGGGCTTCGTAGTATCCTGTTGGGTACTTTGCTTTTTGTTTGACATAGTTTCTAAGCCAGTCGGCTCCACCTAATTCTTTAAACTGCGCCCACTCCACATCACTTAAACGTACGAATCGTCCCTTTAGGGGGGCGGGGGGCTTTGGTCTTGGCATGCTCTAGTACTCCTTCATGCTTATTCGGTTGTCTTTCTTTGGCTCGTGTGAACGTACCAAATTGTTTGTAGCCTAAGCCTTCTTCGCTCTTGATCGTGCCAGTGCTTTGTTTGGCGCGAAAGTATGCGTCTTTTAAGAAAATGCTAGGTCGGTCAACTTGCGCTAGCTCTTCCCATGCGTTAAGTGTTTTGTTCATTTCTTCATACCTCTTACAAACGCGGCAAAACTCCAAGAGGTATCGCCAAACGCTGTCATCTTCTCAAACTCTTTCGCCACTTCTTCCAATACAGTATTACGCTGTGATGGTGAAACATAGACGTCGTAGTGGTACGGCTGACCCTTCTTCATCTCAGCTTCATGGGCAATGCGCTCGAACTCATCGTCTTCGTCTGTGTGTATCATGTGTTCTTCTCCTTGAGTGGGTCAGTCGTAAACTTGTTGTCGCCTGTAGCAACCCAGTAGCCTTCACGATAACCCTCGTAGTGAGCCAGCCATCTGCCGTTTAATGATTGCTCGCTCATGTGGTCAACCTCACCGCGCTTCATGCCCTCAATGTAAGCATTCTTTCGGTTGGTCGCATACCTTGAGGCATCTGTGTGTAGTAGTTCTTCGGGTGTCATGTGTTCTTCTCCTTAAGTTTGGCTTCAATAGCTTTGACTAAATCTTTCAGGTTTCCACCTTCCTCCCAATCAATTTCATCCTCATCAGTCAGCCCTACCCACTCACGCTTGGGTTCGTAGTGATACGGCTGTCCCATGTCACGCAGTATCTGCTTGCCAAGGTTGCTGTGTTTCTCGACGTTGTTAAAGGCTTCGTCTTCTTCCTGTGTCCAGTTGGTCATGTTTCCTCCAATACTTCAAAGATTACTTTTCTGATCTTGGTGTATGCGTCTGCTTTGGTAAGCGGAGACGACAGTATCTCGTCGATCTCGCACAGTGCATCGTAGTATTCGCTACCTTTCATCGCGTGTTGTAACTTGTACTCATCGTCAGGGTAATAGAACTCAAGAACGGCTTTCATAAGCGGTGCCTTTCGTGAGGCGGAGGAGCAGTCTTGCTTTCCTCCAAGTTCTTCTGACGTCGGTTGATGCGGCGTCGACCCATTTAAATTTGGGATGGTTGCAATCCCGTAGCGGGATGACTTTTGATTGATATTTGATTTCATGTTTCATTCCAATTCTCCTAACATTGTTAGCCTGTTTTTATGCTAGTTCCCGCTCTGCGGTAAGTACAACAAACACCTCGGTAGTGGCTCGGCAACCCACACCCTCGATCATCTGCTCAGGCTCTACTAACTTCAACATACCTAACTTACCTCTAAACTCAACGGGGAGCGTATTATCATCGTAAATTTGTATATCGTCACCTGTTTTAACTAAGTACTTTCCATTAGCTACTAAGATTAAGCTAGTGCCAGCGCCTCTGAACTTACCTTCTATGTCAGTAACAGTTAGCATCTCAGCTTCTGTCTCGCGTAACTTACTCAGCCTGTGCCCCTGCCCATTAGTAATTGCGTACTTCTGAAACAAATCCCACATATCTTTAAATACAAACGCCTTCATAAGTGGTGCAAGCTCTGAGAAAGCGGATTGATAATCCCCACGCTTGCGACTACTCTGTCTACCAATGGCACGAGTGGCTTCTGCGAACGCATCGTTCATACGCTCGGTTACGCTCTTTGGGTTGAATGTTTTCTTGATAGCGGCTAGGGCTTTCTTAGCATCCTTAGTGCGATACGCGCCTACACGCTCACGCTCATTTCTGATCGTGTTGCTAGCGATAGAAAAGATATAGCCCCCTGCATCGTAGCGGTAGTCCCTGTCGATAACACCGACCTCTTCCCCATCCTTGAATACCTTGAACTTACTAACTGTAAGTCGTGGGCGGTCATCATTATCTCCACTCTTGATCTGTCCGTAGTACTGCTCAACTCGGAACTCCCATGTTGGGTTCTCGGTGATGACCTTCCACATGATCTCATTCAATGGTTTCTCAACATTGAACTCGAAGTCACTCTTACGCCTACCATTCAACAGCTTATCGCTGATGGTGACGTTACTCAATGTCATTGCTGTGTTTGCATCCATGATTATCTCCTTAAAAATCTTCTGTAATATCCACTAAGCCCTCGGGCTCATGCTCTCCGTTGTTTCGCTCAAAGCTACCGCCGTAGTACCCATTACTAGAGTTGCGGAACTCGATCAGACATGTGCCTTTCTCGGTGTGCACTTTGTGAAACAAAACCTCATCGGAGTCCTGTCTCGTTGGCTCAGGCTCAACACCTAGCATGCTGTGAAAGTCAAACTCCTCAACCTGTGTGACAGTTCCACCTATCAAGTTATGTATATCGTTCACATGGTTAACCCATGACTCACTGCAACAGTCGCCATAGCAGTAGTAGTCAATATTGCCCGTGGTCGTAACGAATCGCACATCGCTCTTGTCCGGCGTCATCTGCACGCTCAGTATCTTTCTACCAACCAAGTCGGCTAGCTCTAATTCATCTGTGTATATGTTGGCCATTGTGTGTCCTTACCATTCAAACTTCTTAATGATTGCATCGACCTTGGCCTTGACCTCGGTGCGATGATGCTCGTCTTCCTTGATTGCATCTATGTTAGTACCTAACATTGTTAGCTCTAATTCCCTGCGTGCCTCTTCCAACTTGGGGTCGTTGGTGATGTTCATCTTGGTCAGCAGTGAGCAAAGCTCTAGCGGGTTGCTCACCAATGTGTCGTGGTAACGCTTCTTACCGCCTACTGTGTCGTCCAGTTTCTTGGACATGCCTACTAACATTTCATGCAAGCGCTCCCATGGCTCACGCATAGCGTCAGCTAACTTGTTGTCCTGCTGTGCGTTGAACTCAGCTCGCATCTCCTCTAAGTCATTCGCGGGTATGTCTAAGCGAAAGTCGCCCGCCTCTGGCACCGGCTTGACTGTGCGACGGAATCCAAACTTCAGCTTCACCGCTTCAAGCTCGGGGTAGTCCTCTGCCTTGTACATCTTGCCTAGGTGCGTAGGTGCATCCTGTACTAATGACGGATACGCCTGAAAGAATGAGTCACACATTGTGTTGAACGTCTGCTCGTATGCGTTCATGGTCTGCTTGTATTCCATAAACAATGCAGTCGGCAACATACGCTCACCCTTGTCTGCCCATGGTAAGGTGCGTTGGTTGTGATACAGCCGAACTTTAGCCGCGAAGTTCTCGATCTCTTTGCGCAAGCTAGTGCCTGCGAATAAGTTCTTGTGGACACGCGCTGCGTCAACGACTGCTGATGCGTCAGTATTCACTTGCGCTGTTGTGTCTCGGTCTAGCTTTGATGCAGGCCAAACGCTGATGTTCAATTCCACTAACACTGCTGATGCACTAATACTCATTTCGTTCTCCTGTTTAACTAAAAATTTGTTCGACCGATTCAACAAACCAATGCGAATCGTCCATGTTCACTACATCTGATTCAATACGCTTCCAAGCTAATGCCTCGGCTTCGTCTTCGTTCTCGGCTTCCACAGTCACAATGACATAGGTTGTCCGTTGTAGTTCCACCTCGTATGTTTTCATTTCATTTCTCCTGTGGTTTACCGGCTAATCTAGCCATTTGATATTTACTGTCACTCATAATCTGCATAGTGAAGTTGGTGTCATTCGGGTACACATGGTAGGTATAAGTCTCATCCATGCCGAACTGCCTGCGCTTCTCGTCATTCCAGTACTTCTCTTCGTACACCTCTGCACCTTCCAAGCAATCTATTAGCACCATTGCTTTGTCACGAGGCAACACAAACTTTTTGTATCCCATTTCAATTACTACCATTTCGACCTCCTTAGTCTTTGATATGAATCGTTTTGCCGTTGTCAGCCACCGCATCATTGCCTCCTGTGATTACCCACATAGTTGGAGCAGTCCACTCGCTACCCCAGTTCGGTACATAGCCGTCGGTCAACACGATGATGCACTCGGGCTTGATGTTCTCGTCACGCAGATGTATGGATACGCAACTAGGGTCAGTACCCCCACCACCCTTGGGTTTGGTTGAGCTAACAATGTTAGATACCTCTCCACCCTCATACTTCTCATGCCCCGCTACTGCACCATCCCAATAGATCAAGTCAACGATCTCGGGGTTGACTTCCTCAGCCACACCTTTGACCTCAGCTAAGAATTCGTTAAGCTCATGCCCACCGATAGACCCCGATGTGTCAATCGCTACGACGATATGCCCAACCTTCTCACCGATCATGCTCGGCATATAAGTACCGCCCGATAAGAATCTGCGGTTGACCCTACGCCATGATGATGTGTCTTTGTTGGCGCAGGTGGCTTTCACATACTCGCGTAGTTCTTCGCGCCAGTTAACCTTGGGTTCCAAGTGCTCGTCAATCTCACGCCCGATACCACCCGCACCTTTGCCGTTGGCTTTCTCATGCGCCATGAGTCCCTGCCGAATAGCTTGGTCGATCTCGCGCTCGAGGGTTTTCTTCTCCTCCTCGGTCATGTCCTTCGCACCATCCCAATCATGGTCATCGAGTCCACCACCATCACCATCGCCACCTTCGCCGCCCTCGCCACCTTCCTGATCTTCGAGTAGATCGAACACTTGCTTGGAGTTCATGCCTTTGAATCGTGGGTCATACAAACCCATGCGCTCACCCTTGTGCGGTCCATCCTTATACTTAGGCATGGCGATAATGTCCTCGTTGGGATCGAGTTCTCGGAGCATGTAGTTAATAACGTAGTCACAAGCCATGTTTGCCCGTCGGTGATCTTGGTCATGGAGTTTTTTCCATGTCGTCAAGTGCCGGTACATTTTGTGCGACACCTCATGCGCCACAAGAAATGCCAGTTCCTTGTCGGTCAACGACGCCACGAACTTACGTCCGTACTTCTCATCGCGTCCGTTGGTGCACGCAGTTGGAATGTCATCCACTACGCTAGTACGGCCAACCATCATTACACCTTGGAGTAAGGCGAACTTAGGATTACGCATGAGCGTGATCTTGGCCTTCTGCAGTTTACGTTCTTCTAACATTGTTAGGCTCCTTCGTTTAATATGTTTACTAACTTCTGACAAACTTCTCTGTCGGCATGCTCGAACAAAGTCTCGCACTTCCTTGTGTCGTATACACAATACCCAAGTATCTGTATTTGCAAAGTACCGCTTTCGTTGTGGCGTCGTTCGATCACCCACCTAGCTATGTACCTACCCCTTCGCAGTAAATCTTCTGCGGTTGTTCCATTGAACGCCATCACAAACCTCCTTCTACTAGCAACCTAGCCATAAGCTGTAACTCCTGCAGGGATTCAAAGTCATGCACCTTGTCAAGGCTTCCCTTGTCGATTCGATACAGTACATATCTATCCTTGCCGTTGTCGGTGTACCCACCCATCGCATACCCTGCTTCATGTAGCTTGGCATAGGAGAATGGGTCAGACTCAATCCACTGCCCCTCGTTATCAGAGTAAGTCATGGTTCTTAGCAACCCAGTCAGCGAACGCCTTGCAACTAAATGCAATGCTCTGCTTGCTTGGTGTCTTGGCAATGTTGATTGCGAACACGGCTTGCCACTCGGCATCGAATCGAGACAAGTACTCCATGAATGGGGCAATGGTTGTCTTGTCTACCCTAGCAATCGCACCGAATACCACAATCGCACAAGCACCTGCTGACGTAGGAATACTCGTGGTCTTGGGATGTTGGATAGTCGACTCCCATGTTGGCAACTGATCTGAGAACTCAATGTATGCTTGCATATCACGAGCGGCTGACTCACCGATAGCGCCTGTCAATGCGGCAATCACAGTCTCAGGGTCGTTGTCCTTACGTGTCCTAACAATGTTAGATGCCGTCTCGAGCGAGCGTGGTGACACAAAGGCTTTCTGAGAATTCTTAGGGTTGTAGATGTAGGGGTTGTCGCCTTGCCCTGCGTCCGTGTAACTTGCCATGGCATGAGGGAATCGGTTGACCCATGCAATAACCTCGGGCTCGATACCTTTGTTGATAGCCCACTCAATCCATTGGTCGGCATCGGGTTTGCTGATCGTCACGGGCACCAGTCGGTTACGGCTATGCGCTTTCAGGTTATCGCCCACGCCGTCGGTGCTCAGGTTGCCAGTCAGGAACACCACAGTATTAGAGTCGAGCGGTAGATCACCGAGTCGAGGATTCGCCTTCTCTAGCATTGGGTGCAACATATTTTTAACTGGGTCTGCACCCTTGGTAAACTCGTCGAGCATGATTACCATGGGCTTGCCGTTGTGGATACCAAAGCGAGCGTTGGGGTAGTAGCGTGTGGTCTTGGTTTCGTGGTCGATCACCGGCATGGCAATGTCGCCCAAGTCCATGTTAGGGACGTCGATGTAGGCGTAGTCGTAGCCCATGCCACTAGCAATACTCTCCAAGAGGGAAGACTTGCCGATTCCTGGCTCGCCTTGCAGTAGGAACCTTGTGGTTGGGTTAGTACGGATAAGGTTAGCCGCTTGCTTGAGGGTAATTGATTTACCGAATTTGATTTCTGACATTTCTAATATCCTTCTGATTTGTGCCTAACAATGTTAGGCGGGTTACTGTTACTCTAATACTCTGATTCGATGCTTGATTTGTTTGCATCAGCTTATATTATACCACAATGTTATGGCAATGTCAAGTCCTTTAGTCATAGGTACGACTAAAGAATTCCTCGCGTTGTTCAGGTGTCGGCATGATCGTTACCAATTTGTCGTACCTATCGTTGGGTAGTTGGTTGGGTTTGAGCTCGCGCTTGTCGATCATCTCGTCGCTGTGGTATCTCAGCAGTGCATTGTCGAATGTACTGAGCGCGATGTTTGCGTGAACAAACACTTGCTTGTCGTCACCATCCAACGGCCAACTGTAAATGTAGCCAAGCGACAGACCTAACAATGTTAGGGAGGCTCGGTAGTAGTTTTCAGTCCGTGTCTCCTCGGGTTGGTCATCCGCGATCAACGAAAAGAATTGCTTACATTGGCGCTGATACTTAGACCACTGCGTCTCTGACGGCATGGCATGATCTTTCGCAACATTGAGCAACCGATTGACTGTCGGCGTCAGGCACTGCACCCCTTGCGGTTTGCTCTGTATCTGTACCACGTTACGCAAGTCAGGCTTCCACCGCATCACCTCGGGTTGCGGAACAACATTCGCACTCCAGTTCACATCCTTGAACGTCTCGTAGCCAATGCAGTCGGCCATCTCCATGAGTGACATGGGAATCATCTCGTGTGTCTCTACCTTGCGGTAGTTACTGCCGCCTGTGGTCATTGCCTCTTTGCGTAGGGATATGAACCCCTCGTAGTACTTGATGAACTGCGAGTAGCGTGACCTAACATTGTTAGACTGCTTGCGGTTAATGTAGTACGAATAGATCACATCCTTCTTGAACACGCGCAGGGAATTCTCTCCCGCTTCTTTAATACACTCAAGCACGAGCACGCCCCCGCCCGCAACTACATAGCGTTCGTCTTTGATCTTGATGCCGATCTTTTTGCGGTCGAGCCAAGCGGGTGTAGCTAGTACGCGCTCAATCATGCCCGACTCCATCAGTCCCATCCATGAGGGTGTGATGATGATTTTGTTGTCGGGTGTGTAGGTGAGCACGACTCGTCCGTAACAGACAAGCTCGATGTGCCTACTCTCCTCGTCTTGCCTGATTGAGTAGGTATCAATGTCGCTTCGTCTGCCAAGTGGCACGCATGGGTTAACTTTATTGCCCCATCTGTGGTTGGTTGGTGTGCGTCCGCGAATAGGCTTCGTTGACTTGAAGCGGGTCAATGCTTCCTGATACGAGCGTATGCGCGGTAGGTAATAAGTTGAGGGATAAACCCCCGTCCGTGTTTCTTTCATAACATTACTCCATCATTTCTGCGGGTGCGCGTAGGCGCAGGGCTTTCACATTCTTCAGCGTTGGGTACTTCAGAACGAAGCGCTCCCTTGCTGTGCTTATGTCTTTGGCCTCGGCAACCTCAGTCACCCAGTAACCAAAGCGGTTACTCCATCCTGTCATTAGATACTTGGCTAACATTGTTAGATACCCTCCAATAAACTAAAACAACCAACCCACTCACGGAATGTCGATTGGTTTGCAAGTGGCAACCACTCTAGTTGCCCGCGCACCATGCGCTCAACACAAATAGTTCCTTTCATCACAACCCCTTCACAATAGCGATCAACAGCAGAAAGACTGCGAACACAAAGGACGCGAACGGATTCATCGCCCTTGCTAGGAATATCTGCGAAAGCAGAAAAAAGTATTCGGCTGGTGTCATAGCATCTTCCCTTCGTCCATTAAAAACACTTTCATAACGGCCTCCAATAAAGTAAATCTAAAAGCACCACAATTAAACCAAGCAGGAACACAACCCGCTCAAACTTTTCAAACCCGCCTAACATTGTTAGTCTCCTTCATGTCTTCCATTAGTACTACTAGGTCTTCGATCAAGTCTTGGATGCAGTCGCCTCGGATTGGGTGAATAGGTTCAACGCCCATGTCCTCAGCCATTTGGCTCACATCTGCAAACAACTTGTCCCAACCCGTAGCCCAGTCGGTCATGTCGTACCAACCGATTGGGTGGATTTCGTGGTCGGAGAACAAATAGCCCCAGTACATCATCCCTGTGTTTTCTTTACCTAACATTGTTAGCCTCCTCGTCTGCTAGTTGGTCGATCATCTTGATTACCCTGTTACTGCCCACCTCACGGATTAGCCACAGAACGCTTCGCCCTGCGTCAACGCCATGTCCGTTATGGGTTTTAAACAGACGCCTTACTAGGCGTAACACAATCCAATGGTGTGCTTCGGGTTCTTTGTATTTACCTAACTTAGTCATCATGGTCTTCCTCATCTTCAAGAAATTCTGTCATCCCAATACTTTGAAGCAACCCCCTCGAGTACTCGATCTCAAGGTTTAACTGCTCTATGTACGAGCCTTCCTCTATGTAACTGTCGGCAGTCTCTAATAGATTGCTCAACGCCCACGCCAACAAAGTAGTCCTCGCTTGCGCATCAATCCAACCCGCAGTCCATATCATGCGATCTCGGTCAGACATGTTTTGCTCGTTGTTGTCGGCTTCCCACTGGTGGAACGCCTCGTTTGCTTTCACTTGTTCATCTAACATTGTTAGCCTCACAGTTCTACGATGATTGTTAGCTTGTTAAATGTGTCGGCATCGACTTCTTGCCAACACCCTGCGCTTGTCATGCGGTCGCCAAAGTCGTGCATGCTGACAGTCCCATCACCCGCTTGCTCAGCCGCATCGCCCCAAAACTTGGAAGCAATCTCATCTAAGCGCTCTTCGGGGTGTGAGTCGGTTTTAAACTTGAACATGGAGTTAACCACGCTCTCGCCAAAGTAAGTCTCGATCTCGCCAATGTAATGTT